ATGGGTGATTGACACTACGGCCAATGTTGTAATATCAAAGGCCAACGAAGTATTTTTAACAATAGATTCCGAACCTCATATTGAGTATGAGTTGAGAGATCATTTTACCTTTGAGGTAGAGGGTGCAAAGTTTATGCCCCAATACCGTAAGAGGAATTGGAATGGTGAGATTCATCTGTTCGATATGAGATCGAAAAGAATCTATGTTGGGTTGTTAGATAGAATTATTTCTTTTTGCGAAAGACGAGATTATAGTTATAAATTTGTAGATAATGAATACTATGGTACTCCTTTTGAGGTTAATGAGGAGATATCATATGAAGGTGTCAAGGATTATATGACATCTATTTGTCGTCAAACTCCACGGAAATATCAAATTGAGGGAGTATACGATGCTTTAAGACATAATAGAAAGCTATTGATATCACCCACTGCTTCAGGCAAATCTTTGATGATTTATTCTCTTGTAAGGTATTATGTAGCGAAAGGACAAAAAATTCTCTTAGTTGTTCCCACGACATCTCTCGTAGAGCAGATGTATAAAGACTTTTTTGATTATGGTTGGGATGCTGAGTCATACTGTCATCGCATATATGCGGGTAAAGAACGAACTAACGAATATCCAGTCACTATTACTACATGGCAATCTGTCTATAAATTAGAAAGATCATTTTTTGAGGATTATAATGTAGTTATAGGAGATGAAGCTCACCTATTTAAGAGCAAGTCATTAGTATCTATAATGACAAAGTTGCATCATGCCAAGCATAGATTTGGGTTTACGGGAACTTTAGACGGCACACAGACGCATAAATGGGTCTTAGAGGGATTATTTGGACCGTCATACAAAGTAACAAAGACAGATGAACTAATGAAACAAGGTCATCTTTCTCAATTAGATATCCAATGTCTTGTATTAAAACATCCTCCCCAAAAATTTGAGACGTATCAAGATGAGATAGAATATTTAATATCACATGAGCAAAGAAATAATTTTATAAAGAACTTAGCACTAGATCTAAAAGGCAATACTCTTATATTATACAGTAGGGTAGAAACTCATGGAGCAGTATTATATGATTTGATAAATACAAATAAGGAGAATAATCGTAAATTATTCTTTGTACACGGTGGTGTTGATGCTGAAGAAAGAGAATCAGTAAGGGAAATCACCGAACAGGAGGAAAATGCCATCATCGTTGCCTCGTATGGAACCTTTAGTACTGGCATTAATATTAAGAGACTCCATAATGTTATCTTTGCCTCACCGTCAAAATCGAGAGTTAGAAATCTGCAGAGCATTGGACGAGTACTTAGAAAGAGTTCTAGCAAAGTAAAAGCTATCCTATATGATGTAGCAGATGATTGTACAAAAAATGAAAAGAGGAATTACACTCTAAATCACTTTATAGAAAGAATTAAAATCTACAACGAAGAAAATTTTAATTATGAAATAATCAGCATACAATTAAAGGGAAAATAAAATTATGTCAATAGAAGATGATTTTTATGCTACGTTAAAATTTAAATCTGGTGAAGAAATTTTCGCCAAGGTTGCCGCTTCCGAAGAAGAAGGAAGAACTATGTTACTTGTTCATAATCCAATTACAGTTTGTGAAGTGAAATCAAAATCGGGTTTTGTTGGATATAAAGTAGAACCTTGGTTAAAGACTACTAGAGAAGATATGTTTATTATTAATCTCGCAGATGTTCTTACAATGTCTGAATCTAATGATATGGAAATGATTATAATGTATCAGAATTTTTGTAGGGATTCACAAAGAGATATAGCTAATCAGTCAAAATTAAATAGAAAGATGGGATATTTATCTACTGTTAGAGATGCTAAAGAGAATTTAGAAAAAATATTTAAAAAGAGTTCTAAAGAAGAACCCAATAATACATAGCTATTATATCCCTTGCACCCTGACAGAGTTATTCTACATAGAATTTTATAACTTGTCAACTGTATGTGGAAATGCTATAATAATACATAGTAGTGATAAAGACTCATGATAATGAAGGCGGGGACTATGGCTCGAAGAAGAACAAAAAATGAGCACTATGTAAATAACAAGGAGTTTCTTGCTGCACTTATTAAGTATCGTGAGGATAGAGAAATCGCACAATTGCAGGATAAACCTAAACCAGTTATCCCAAGATACATTGGTGAGTGTTTTCTTAAGATTGCAAATCACTTATCATTTAAACCAAACTTTGTTAATTACATGTTTAAGGAGGACATGATCTCTGATGGAATCGAAAATTGCGTTCAGTACATACATAACTTTGATCCTGAGAAATCCAAAAATCCTTTTGCTTACTTTACGCAAATTATACATTACGCATTTCTCCGCAGAATACAAAGAGAAAAACGTCAATTAGAAATTAAAAATAAGATACTTGAGAAGTCTGGTTATAGTGAAGTTTTTGATGACAATAACCAGATTGACGGATCTAACTATTCAGACTATAATCAAATCAAAGACGCTGTGCATTCTAAGCTACGTAACTGATGAAGGTTAATCATGATGCAGAAGTTGTTACTGGTGAATACCAATTTGCCGATAGGGTAAAAGAACAAGTTCTTTCGTTATTAAAAGTTTGTAATCCTATTCCTCAGAACAATAGTAATGTGAAAGCATCTCTTCATACGGAATGGGATTGGGAACCAGATAATATTACGTTTAGAAATCTTAAAGAGTATATAAGAGAAGAGATAGAAAAGAAATATCAACCAGGATCTATGTCAGGGGGTGGAAGAAATATGATAAAGTGTAAAAATTTTTGGGCAAATGTTTATGAGAAGGGTGATTATGCACAATCTCATGATCATAAACCACATGATTTTA